AACGCAGCGCTTCTGGTGTCGAGGAACTCAACGTGGAGGGGGAGGTTAATCTCCTCAGCAGCCGCATGGAGATGCTTCGCAACGGATGCGAGAACCCATCTCTGTAGCAGCTTATTCACCGCCATCGTTTTGACTTCCTATCAGCCTCAAAAGCACTTGCGAATTCTGCTTGATTGCGTTCTTGCAATCAACCAGCAGGGGTGTAACTGTGTCGCGGAACTCCTTGTTCAAATCATCAATCTGCTTCTGCAATCGGTCCTCTCGGCGTACCGTTCGTCGAATGAAGAAAACCAGTGCACCGATAAGGATGGCGATTATCAAAGCAACCGCGCCGTAATTCTGCAGCAGGATGGTTGCGATGTCGATCATAACTTTTCCTCGTTCCTAATCGTACACCACAACCATCCTGAGCCGAATCGAACTACCTTGCTTGACTGCTCTTAGGAGAGCAAGGGGCAAAGCAGGTTGGTGTCAAGCGGAGCAATACCCGCGAGCAGGTCGACGTTCACGCGAACGCCACCCACCTTGCTGTCGTACTGCATCGTCACGCGCAGGCCCAGGCCGTTGTAGGACTGAACCGCCGAGAACGCGCCCAGGCTGTTGCCGGGGGTGGCCAACGGCCGTGACACGAACGCCAAGGCGTCCGGATGCAAGACCGGGTTGATGGCACCCGCGGGACCGGGGAAGCAGACCGCAGCCGATGCTACGGTCGCATCAAGCGGACGATCGAGCAGCACCGACGTCACCGTGGCCGACGTGTTGGTCGTCTCGATGATGGTGTAGGTGTGCCGGCTCGCGCCCGTACCGAAAGCCAGGAGCTGGCCGACTTGCAGGTTCTTACCCGAACCGTGCGTGATGGCCATTTCCTTCTGGTAACCGGCAACGCGCTCAGTCGCCTCGTTGGTACCCGCGAAGTAAACCGTGACGGCCGACAGGGCAGCCACGTCGTACTTCAGGGGTTCGTTCAGCGTAACCGCGTCGTCGCCGTCGGTGACGGTGATGAAGGTCGGCTGGCCGTTTTCGTCGAGGGTGAAGAACTCACCAACCACGAGGGTGTGGGCAAAGTCGTCGGTCAACGCGATAGTCGCGGCATGGCCCGCGGCATAGCTGTTGCCCGTTAGGACCGTGCCGTCCTCGAACTCGGTGCTCGGCTTGTACACGTAGGGGACGTTCTGGCTCATCTCGATGAGCGTGTTGTAGATGGTCCCGACACGGCCGGTCGTCAGCGTATTACTCGAACCGCGCTTCTCGGCCGAGGCAAACAACTCGTTCGCCTGCAGCTTCGTCTGAGCGGTCTGATGCACCAAAGCCGTCATGAGGCTGTTCGGCGCGTTGCCAGTGTGGAGAGCCTCTTGAGCCTCCAGGATGAAGTCGGCCGAGTTGGTCTTGGTCATGCCGTTCAGCTTTCCAGCCCGACGACGCGGGTCGCCCTGGTGCATGAACGCGTAACCGCGGCCAAGGATGGCGCGGTCAACACCGCGGGCGATGCCCTGAACCACCGGCACCAAGTGCGTGTCGGTAAGCCGAGCAATGCTCAAGCTCAACTCACGATCCTTGATGACGAACGAGTCGTAGAAGTACTGGTCCAACTTCACGTCGACCGATTCGAGGACTGCGTCGTTTGCAGTGTACTCGTCGGCTTCGGTCTTTCGGCGAATCTTCCGGCGTGCCGGACGGTGCGCCTTGACGGTTTCGCCTTCGCTAGCGAGGATGGGCTCGTACTGGCGGTTGACCGCCATGACCGAGGGAGCATTTTCCGTCAAAACACGGAGGCCCTCTCGCGCCCAAAAATCAGGAATTGAAGCAAGGTTGTCGTTAGCCACAGCGCTAAGTCCTTTTCAGAAAGAGAAAACGGGTTAACTTCGAAAATTCAAAATCCCAAGACCACCGTTACTGAATCAACTGCGAGAGCGGAGTGTTAAGAACCGAGGAGAGTGAATTCTCGTTTCGGAACTTGTTAAACTCCTCCATCGACATGCCCTTCAGCATCGAAAGGTTGAACTGCCCTGTGGTCGGGTCTTTCAAGCGATTGTCGTTCGCTTGGGCTCCACTACCACTAGATGCAAAGCTCTTAAACAGGGGGCCAAAATCCCCGGTTTGTCCCTCCAAGTGGGCAACCGCCTCGGCCGCGGTAAGTCGCTTGGCGACGGGCTGACCATTAACCTGAACGGTAAGCCCATAAGTGACCTTGCCGTCCGCGCCCAACTTGGCTGTTTCCCGTAGAACCGAGTGAATTAGCTTCGCCGCGGCGGGGGTGGAAGCCTTGGGAACCGCCGCGTCCATGACATCCCGCTCAATGACACTGTTCTCGTATTTTACCTGCAGCGCTGTGTAGTTCGTCTGCAGCGCCTTCTGGGCAGCCTCAGCACCATCAGCCCGCTCCTGAGCGGTTAAGCTCTGCTCGCGGTACTTGTCGTAGTCAGCCAGCACCTCTTCCGGTGCGCGGCCCTGAGCAATCTCGTCCAACTTGGCTCGCAGTTGGCGCAAAGCAGTAATCTCCTGGGCTGATACCTTGTCGGCCACTGGCGCAGGCTTCGGCGGCGCGGGTGCAGGCGCGGGTGCTGGCGTGGGCGGAGTCGGAGCGGTTAGCTTTGCAATAAGCGAGTCGATCTCCGACCGAGTGTATGTCGGTTCGGGAGCCGGGGGTGGAGCCACAGGGGGTGCGGCCGGGGGTGGCACAATCGGGTCTGGCATGCTATGCCCTTTCAATATCAAAGGAATTGTTCGACGCAAGGTACGGGAGCAGATACCGCCACGCCGTGAAGCTAACAATGCCGTTAGCTAAGTGCGCGTTGGACCCGCCTCCCGTATGAAGCGAGGAGCGCGTCGATCCTACCCCACCGCTTGTGATTCGAAGGTTCTCTTGTTCCACGTCCGGGTCCCGTCCGCGCAAACGCTCGTGAGCGATTTCGTAAACTGCGTACAGGAACTCAGACGGAATGGGTTTACCGTTGCGAGGAAACTTCAGAGGCTGAGTTGCATCGGCCGCATCGATTTCATCTTGTGTTGCATCAGGGTTCGCGGCGAGTAGATCGAACACCGAGGTCTTGTGTCCCTCGTAGTTCAAGCGGTCCACGTCCCTGGTCGCCGCCAGCAGCGCCCGCTCTTTGTCCTCGGCCGTTGCCGTGGTCCAGTCGGTCTGGTGTAGACGCTCACCGAAGTAGGTGTCCGCGTCCGCAACTTCGCTGTAGTAGGTATCAGGGTCTATTGGCATTAGCGTATCCTGACTCGATTCCAGGTTCCGGTTACGTAGTCGAATTGAAAATAAGCCGGGATGGCTACCACTCCGAACTGCCCGGCCAGCTCAGGATTATCGTCGATGTCAATCCGTTCGATTACAACGCCCTGACGCGCGAGCCTTTCCAGCCGAGGCTCGTCGTTTTTGCAGGCCGCGCACCAAGTCGCCGTGAACATCCGAATCGTGGTGGGGGTCGATTCGGGTCTGTTCGACGGCGCTTGGCCGCAGCCGCAAAACATTAGCAAAGCCAACATGAGGCTAGCTCTTAACAACGGTTGCCGCCTTCTCCGTCAGGCGCGAGGCAAGCTCGGCCTTGGCGGTCGGGTCAGCAAGCTTCGCAACGAGCATCTTCTCAAAGATGCCGTCAAACTCTGCAGCCGCGGCGGCTGGATTCGTCAGGGTGACGGCCGCGGTCTTGAGAGCCTTTGCAATCTCGCTGTAGTTGCCGGTCGCGTACTTACGCAACAGGGTCGGAGCAGTTTCGAGCCCCTTCTCCTTCAGGACGTCCGCAACCTGGAGCGCCATGTCACGACGCTCTTCGATTTTGTCGTCCGTTTTCTTCACCCAACGGCCCGCGGCGATTCCGCCAAGCACAGCAGCAATCACCCAGCCCAAGTCGATTCCAAACATCTCGTTCTCCTTCGGGGTCAAAAGTAGTGAAACCTCAAACGCGACGAGTAGCTAAATGCTACTCGCCCTTAATTTCTTTGTACCACTGATAGCCAGCGGCACTAGCACCAGCGCCACCGAAGAGCAGGACATACAACCATATGGAAGGGTCTCCACCGTTCGTATCCGGCACAGGATCGATGACCGGAGGAGCAACCGGGGGAAGCGGTTGGACCGGGGGAGTCGGTTCCGGCTTGGGGCGAAACGGTCGGCACTGCTCGGCAAAGCCGTTAAGCTCACGCTGGCTTCGTGGGAAGTTAGCACCGCTGCGCTTTTCGATGACTATGCCGTTCGGCTGTTGGTACACGACGGCCGGGAAGGTCCCCACCGTTTTCTCGTACCGCGACAGAATCGGGTCGTCACTCTTGTAGTGGTGGAAGTGCGCGTTCGGTAAGCTAGCCTGCAATTCGACAACGATCGCCGGGTCGGCATCGCCAAGGACCGTGAGGTAGTTCCGGTCGCCATCTTCCGGTCGAGCAATCTCGGCGTTCACCTCGACGTCTTGGTAGACCTTTCCGGCTTGCCCATTGTTCCATGTTTCGAGCGCGTTACTCGAAGCGGAATCATTGCGAAAAATGCCGAGGGGTCCTGCATTGCACATCGCCGTCGCCGTGAACAAGGCGCAGAACGCCATCACAGCAACCAAAAACAAACACGTTCTCTTCATTGCACTTTCTCCTTAAACGTGGAAACGAAAATCAATGCGATTCAGCTTTCCATTAAAGCAGAACATCGCTTCACAGTCAAGCCCTTACATGCGAGGTCGCGGAACTACTGCTGGTTTCGGGTGGAATGGCAGGGGGATTGGGAATGTCGATCCCTTGCGGATTAGCTGCGGCGGCGCGGGAGGGGTCGACACCGGGGTCCAGGCCCATGAACCACTGTTGTGCCAGTCCTCCAAGAACGCCCTACGGTCTACCCACTTCACTACTCCTGGCCCAGGACCAGTGTCGTTGTTATCCAGGATGCCCGCCCACTTATCATCCAGATGCACAAGGCATACGGCATGCGCGATTCGGCCGGTAGGGTTCGAAGGGGTCGGGTGGTACCCGTACAGCGGCCCGTCCGAAATGGCAACCACCGCACCTCGCCGCGTTCGAATTGCCCAGTACAGATGTGACTCGTCGCCCTGGTCATAGGTGTCGCAGTACGTCACTCCCTCCCTGTCACACCGCGCGTGGAACCTATCAGCGTACTCGCCGTGGTAATACTTCTTGCCCCAGAACTCCGCCCACTCGTACTGGCCCTGCCACCTCCACAGCATTATCGCTGACGCGTGAACGCATGAGCCTTGAAACTCAGTGAACGCCCAGTTCTTTTTCCAGAGTTGCGGAGGGATGTTCACCTTCGGAATCTCCTGCCCCGTCGCACCAGACGCGAGAAGCAGAGCAAAGCATATCGCCACCACCATTAGCTTCATCACAGGTCCTCCTTATTGGATTCGAATACGGTCTTTGAAAATGCCCTGCCGGTTGCCCTCCCTCAGCAGCGCGTTTGGTGACCAACGTGAAGTGTTCTCGTGCGGGTCAAAGACTCCGATGCGATACAACGCCCGCGCGACGTACTCCGAGCAGAACATCTTGTCGTCCGATTCCGCCCGAACCTTCGACATGAGCCAGGAGAATCCCTTCAGGCCCGCCCGCGCTGCCCCGCGAACGTCGTATGGCAGACCCAACTGCCTGTTGAGATACGCGTCTAGCTCGTTCCATTGTCCAAAGTTCAGGGGTTTAACAAGCTCGTAATACCATGCCCGGCCCTTATAGTTTACCGGATACATGGGTCGACATGCAACCCCTTTTTGCGCGGTCGCTTCAAATAGTGTGCGACCATCGATGCCAATAATCCCCACGTGCGAAGCAGACCAGCCCGGCACACCGTAGGTGACAAGGTTGATTCCCCAACTGGCAAGATACCGCCCGGAGAAGGCGACGACGCCCCCTGGCTGCATGCGGATTTCCGGATACATTGCCCACCATCCTTTCCCATGACATTAGATGCAAACTAATCCGTCCTAAAATGGTTTTCCGGCCCCGCGTACCCCTGGCTCGTTATCCCCGCCTAGCTTTGCTGTGGGGTCTGACTCGCCCTCACGTGCCTTCGCTGGGCTGTTGGGGTCCTTTGACATATCCGGAGCGCCGCGGCCCGCACCGCCGAAGCCGCCGCCCCCCGCGTCCGCCTGGGCTTTGACAATCTCCGCGGCCCGTTCGGCTTGGTCCTTCTTCGCCTTTTCCGCCTCCTCCTTGGGGAAGCCCAGCGCCACCGTTCCGGTTTCGGCCGACAACAGCCCTTCCTTCTTCGCCTGGAGGATTACATCCGGGTCGCTGGTGCAGAACTCTGCCTCGTCAATCTCTTTGAAGATCTCGTCCATCTTGCCAGTAGCCACACGCCCGCGAAGCAGCTTGTCCGCGACCAGCTTTGCCAGTTCCTTCTTCACCACCTTGCCCGGAATCTTGAACATCGTATCGGCCAAGGCTGTTGCTTCCTCGATGCGAACCTTCGGGTCGGTCACATCCCAACATTCCGGATAGGAAACGATGGCCGTGTTCTTCTCCGCGGCATTCTCAAATGCTGCCCAATCGTCCGCGATGCGGTTCTCGCCCTTCTCGAACTGCAGGCCGATGAATGCAAGACCCGCGCTGACGGTTCCATCCTCACCAAGGTCCGATAGCTGACCGGAGATAAGCTCCCGTACCTCCGCCTTCAACTCGCGGCGAAGCTCAATCGACAGCTTTATCGGGTCTGGGGAAGGGTTGATAAATTCAGGTCGGTCAGTATTCCACTCGTAGGTCATGCCCTTCCGCACGCCTCTCTCTTGCGATTTGTTCTCGCCCTCAAGGTGCGACCCTTCTTCCGGGTTCTTTCGCATGCGGGTCAGGAAGGGGAAGTTAGCGTCGGCCGCATACGCCGTGTCGCTGCTCGTCAGATTAAGCAGCGCCCGTTGGTAACTGCACGCGTCCTTAATAAGCGAGTCGCCGATGTTGAACACGTAAAGCGGAATGCGAGTTAGCTTCGTCTTGATGGTCGGCCCATCCATTCTCACATTCATCGTCCCGCCGTTGTCGGTCGGAACCTTGTCGAGAATCTGGATTTCAACTAGCCCGGTATCAGGGTTCACGAAGTACCATCGATAACGGGTCTTGACGTTGAACTCGCCTAATCCGAAGTTGCTAGTGTAGAACTTGTCGACAAGCATGCATGCTTTGTATTCCGACGGGTCGCCAGTATCACTCGGAACCAAAGCCGGCATTGCCTCGACCGGGTACACCGTGAGATATGGGGACCATCCCTTCGGAACATCCGCCTGAGAGATTCCGTTAATCATCGGCGCATCCACGAGCACTCCGACTTTGCCCATAACCAGCACTTCGGACAAAGCCTCGGAACCCAAGAACGCGTTCATTGTTGAGCCGCGCCCGTCGATGCCTGCCCCCGTTCCGGTTACAGCCGACTGGTATAGCGTACTCCCGCCGCGCCGAATGATATCAACAAACTTGGCGAACAAGCTGTTCTTGACCTTGTTGATCTCCCGCTTGGCATAGGCCGGAATGGGGGTCATCTCAAGGCGACGGTCAAAGTCTGCCGCCGTCTCGCGATCGCTGTACTGCTTGAGATATGTATTGCGGAATATTCGACCGCCTTCGTAGGTGTAACGCCATTCGAGCCAGTCCGCTGAGTCGCGCAAAAAAGCAGGGTGCTTGCGATCGACAATGGAAGTGTAGTCAAAGTAAATCGGCATGCTGGTCTCCTATCGAATCGAGTTAATGATGTTTGTTTCGTAAAGCGCAGGCCGACGAATGGACAACGCAATCTCGTTATAGTTCAGTGAATGGCCCCAATGGTCGTCGGTAATACGCTTCCAATCAGCCTGATAATTCCCGTCGACCCCGCGTGCGTACTGGCGCACTTGCCCCTTTAACTGCTTGCGAAATTCCAAACTAATGTTTCGGGGGAATGATATGCGACCATCCATCACTCGGCCAAGTGACCGGGTAAGCCAGGACGCCTTATCCACCTTGGCTATGCTCGCCCCGTAATCATCCTCATGTATGATGATTTCCTTCGCGGCCCGACCCGTCACGTATTGACATAACCACACGAAGCCTGGGAACTTACGCGCGAACTTGCGTGCCGCGGTCGGTTCAGGGAAGAAGTCAAGCACACATGCCTTTACTTGGTAACGAGCCATCAGGGAGCATAGCGTATCCCAATCGTCGATTGGACATCGCCCGTATGCGAGAAGCTTTCCCTTGGCCCGGTCGTTCGGGTCCCCGGATTGCTTAAGCTCAAGATTCCACTTCACCGCCGTCCAGTGATGGAACGCCCCCTGGTCTATGCCGAGCGTAATCGTATCTGAGTTGCCCACCTTTGGCAGGTCGTCGTCCATCGCATACTCGCCCACGCAATTCGTAATGTGCGTGTCGAGAACCTGTGAACCGTCCTCCACGTAGGGCTGGCCCAATTTGCTGTTATGGAACTCCCGCCGAGCCTCCTCGTCGCCGCGGCCCCGATGGTAGGACATCGCAAACGCCCAGGGAGTCACGCGCGGGGAGTACAACTGGCTTAACTGGAATCCACGCACGTTCGGGTTCACGTCAACCGCGGTCGGCACCCACAACCCATTATGCTTCATCCACTTCGGCTTGTGCTCGTGTGGCAACACGCCCTTGCAAATGCAGCATTGCAGGTAACTCATAGCACACTCCGGGTCCGTTATGTCGGCACCCTTCACCACGAAGGAGTCCTTCCACGTGTCGGGTTCGGAGAGTAACTCGATTCGCTTGCTGCAATGCGGACAATCGAAAAAGTAATGCTCCTGAGTGCTCATCAGGAATAACGCATGTATGCCGTGCTGCGGGAACGTCGGGGTGGACATCCCGTATACGATGGGGTCCTTCGAACCGCTCAAGCGCTCGAGTGCCAACTGAATTTGCCGCTCCGTCATCTCGTCAAGCTCATCCATCACAAGCCGGGAGACGGGTGTCGACTTCAGGTTGATATCGCCATTGGCCCCGCGAACGAACAGGTTCGCTGTGCCGACCCGCTTGACGTCGATTAGGTCGGTCACCCGCTCCTTCAAGTAGGGGCTGAGCGTAATCGCGTTTTGTAATCGCGTCTTGGAAAAAAGGGTCGCTACCTTATCGGTCGGCAGGAGGTACATCACGTCGCGCCCGAAGTAGCTCATCTCGAAGAACGAACGGTTGATGCCCGCTTCGGTCAGGCCGGTCTGAGCGCCCTTCATCACCCAATTCTGAGTGGCCCGCGAGTTGAGAATCTCCTTGATGTACGGGTACTCGCGATCGCTGTACCACTCCCCTGGCTCGTTCGCACTAGCCTGCATCCATCGGTGCGCGGCGGACCAACGATAGCATGTATCCAAAGACGATGAGCGAAGGTCATCGAGCAAGCGCCGGCGGAATGTCAGGTCCAAGTCCATTAGCGTGTTCCGGGTCCTGTGCCTCGCCTTAGCTGCCGGCGCACTTCGTCCCCAATCGCCCTGGAAACATCCGGGTCGATAATTCCGCCTTTGACGTTGATGTTAACGGTCGTATTACCCGCCTGTGCGGCCCCAGGGGAGGCCGGGGCGGCGGATAGGGCTGCCGGGGCGGATGTAGGCGAGTTAGGGGCAACCGGAGGCAACCCAAGGCCGGGAATCGGCCCTGCCAGCCGCTCCCGCGCCGCCGCGGCCCGCTCCAGGGATTCGGCGTAGCGGAGTGCTTCCTCGTTCACAGCCCCCAGGGAGAACCGCTCCGTCGACCCGCGGGACTGAACGAACTTCTCATCCGCTTCGATTACCTGCTTGAGGAACTGAGCACCCTCCTTCAGGTTGGTTACGTCGAACTGCAAAGCGCCGGCAACGCCCTTACCGCTCTCCAGCTTTGTAATCGTTTGGTTTAGCTGTTGCAGGAACTGCTCTGCCTGAGCACTACCCTCCGCAGTACCCTTCTGTAGGTTCCCAAATGCACCAGCGGCCAGTGCCTTCGCTCGGTTTACGTCCGCCTGCTGCTTGCCGATTCCCTCGTCACTGAAAATGTCGGTCGACAGTGAGAGCCCCCGCTTGCCGAAGTCCTTAAGAGACGATACTGCGTCTCGCTGCGCTGTGAACCGAGTGAAAGCAGCCTGCAGTGCCGCTTCGCGGTCGCGGATTGAAGTTTCCTGTCCCTCCCGTTCGCGCACGTCGCCCGCTTCAACTCGCGTCACGGTAGCCTTCGCCGATAATAGCTTGTTATCGTTACGCAGTTGTGTCGCTCGCGTAGTGAGTGCCTTAATCTCCTTCTCAATATTAGATATGCGTTCCTTCGAGGCTCGGTCGACCGCCGATTCAGCACCCGCCTGTTCCCTCCTGGCTTTTATGGTGTCGTCGATTACCTGGAGCAGTCGAGCCTCTTCGGCCGCGACGCGCGACACGTCCCGTACGTCGCCCTTACCCGCGGCAAGATCTGATGCTTGGTCAATTAGTCGCTCAGCCCGTTGGAGATTGTCCTGCCCGCCCCGTTGCCGTAACTGCGCCGCTCGGCCGAGGAGGCTGTCGAGCTGTTTCGGCAGGCCCTGTCCTTCCAGCCCTCGCTGGAAACGCTTGTCGCGGATACCTGTTGAAAGGTCCTCAAGCCGGGAGATGTCCCTGTTCGCTGCTTGGATTAATTGCTTGCGGCGATTCAGATGCTCCTTCTCAGCCTCCAGCTTTTCCTTCAGGACGTCCCGCCGCTCCGTCACTTCAACCCGCTCTTCAGTGTTACTAGCGCGACGAAGATCGATCGCCTCAAGCCGCTCCTCGATGTTAACCGCATCAACGCTGGCCCGAAGCCTAATACCCGCTTTGGCGATCTCTGCGGCCCGCTGAATGCCGTCCGTTAACGCCTTGACCCGTTCCTCAGTGCTTCTTAGCGCCGCGGGTAGCTCCACAACCTCGCCGAGCAGTTGCGCAACAGCGCCAGCGGAGGCACCGATAGCGATACTCATCGGGTTAATGCCAGCCGTCAGCTTCCGGACGTTCTCAACGACGCTACCCGCGGGCGCATTGATTCCCTTCAGCCCCTTCTCTAGTGCTTCCGAGGAGGAGCCCATCTTGTCGAAGGATCGCTTGGTTTTGCTCTCAAGCTCTTTAATGCGATTCTCAAGACGGCTGATTTCGGCCATCGCCCTTGAGGCATCGTACTCGATAACTGTTTTTTCTGCCATGATTATCTCCGGATAACGGGCTGAGGCAGGTTAACACTCATGTTTTCAACCGCCGCTAGTCCCGCTGTTACGAACGCATGGTTCTTTTCAACAATGTGTATGTAATCCAAGTCGGACGACCAAACGAACGAGTAGGACCGCCCCCTCGAAAGGATAAGGTATCCGGTCGACGTCTCGATGCCCAGCGGGATGCGGTTCGGCGCATCGCTCCGCGGGGTAATGGATAGGCCGACAGATATCTGTGATGCCAACTTCAGGAAGCTCGCCTTGGATGCTCCCGACCAAACCGGCACGATTTCCGTTGCGGCGAGTACGAAAGTTTTCGCCGCATCGATTGCGGCGGTTGTTAACGTATCGTGAACTAGGTCGCTGGTCTTGCCCCTGTCAATCTTCGGGTATCGGACCTTCGCTTTAAGTCCCACTAGGTCACCACCGAGTTGTTGGTCTG